GTGCCAAACAATTGAAGTAAATCACCATTATAAGCAATGAAAGGATACACCATTTCACTCACCACTGCTTCCATTAAAGCGATATCTTCACTAGTATATCCATCACACTGCCTCGCTATATCTAACAATATGTCAAACGCAGCTAAAGTGACTTGAGCAGGCATGCGCACATCATACTTGCTATAATCGCCTGCTAACACTCTGTCTTTCCCCTTAGACATGGATAACTCCCACAAATATTCCCAATCTAAACCTTCAGCATTAACTCCGACAGCACATTCATACATACCGGGATTCATCTGAATAATTCTAACGATAGGAAGGAAATACATGCGAACAATAAGTTGTAAAACAATAGGTGCACTTTGAAAAACTCTCACCTTATCTTTAGACAACTTCGTTGCTTCATCTTTCAGGCAGGCTTTCCATATAAAGTAACACCTTTCACCGCTCCGCAAAATATCTACCGCGGATTCAAATTCCTCCCACACCTCCGGTATAAACGTCCTTGGGCGTCCACACTCCGGATATTCTAAAGGATCCAATTCCACAACTAGATTTTTCTTTGGTCCAGTAAGTGGAAAACCTGGTGATGTGTTGAAATTCATAGGATCAATAAATTTCTTACCCATGATGCCACTAACAGTCTGAACTCTAGTCAAAGGTCCTGTTTCAAACAACTCTGGAATCTTGGACTTAATCCCACGTGCTATTGATTTGATACATGAGACAGAACGAACTATAACACTACCCAATGGTCGTGAGGGTAGAGCCGCGTGAACAAGTGTTGCTTGATACGGAAAAACACCCTTACCTTTAAACTTGGGTGGACCCCATTTTTGGGGAACACCAAAGACTTTTTCAACTTGGGGTGAAATTATAGTGGGCACAACATTACTATGTGCAGTAGACTTACCCGCAACACTACCGTACACCTCACAAGATGAACCAGGTAGTAAATATCGCGTGGCACTTTTAATGTGTATCTGTGCACTCTCTAAAATATTCTTCCCGAAAGTACTTTGAGGCATAGTCCCCATCTGCATCTGTATGTCTCCACATGACGCAGATAACACAACACCATCGACACCAGCTAAAGATAAAATGGCTTGATCAATTTGGGTACGGGTCACAATACCACAACCACCTAAATGTCCACTACCTCCTAAATGGAAACCTAAAATGGCGCTACCCCGTCCACTACTCAGTAGGGGGGACATACACATACCCCCTTTAGTCTCAACTGGTAGGGTATAATACCCACCACAAAAACTAGCTAAAGTGTGGCGGACCATTGTCGTCCCGCGAAAAACACACTTCAGGGGCGTAAGTGTGTCAGAAATAACCTCACGAGTCAACAACACTGATGGAGTAACTGGAATTTTACTATCTATAACAAAGAAATTGCGCAAATCTTTAAAAGATCCTCCCGACGTTACATAACACAAAGTAAAATCGGTATTAGGAATAGCAACAGTCATGGACCTAACTACACGGTCCGAAAATTGACCACCAACTACCTTATCAGTCGTTTTGTAACATTTAATGAGAAAGTCTTCATCATCTGGATGATGTTTTAAGAAATGAGTAGGTAATAGCATAAAATTCCAAGCTACATAAAAACCCAAGCTTGTCTTTTTAGTACTCTGAGACACCACTCCCACTATATTAGTGCGAAAAGCTTTAGTCAAATCATCAACTGTAGACGATTTAGAAGTAAGGGACATAGGCAATTCAGTAGATTCTACTTTTAACCATGGGTTGACTTTATCATCTCTAACGTGAACCTCTGCAGCACTATCAGGATCAAGGCCAGCGTGAGCATTCAATCTATGTCTGTGTCTCAAATAAGAAATAAGCACAGCCAAAAGGCCTACAGCCAAAAGACTGTATCTAACTTCCCAACTCTGAATATATGTCTTAACAACATCTTTACACGACAAAATACGTTCACGAATTAATCTGTGAAATACTTGAAATGTAGTAGAGACATACAAATAAGTGAAACAAAGGTAGCACAGAACCCACACCAAGGCGAGATGTGGTACATAAAATAAACATGAAAGTAGAAGAAATGTCAACAAAATACACCCAGTAAGTAATGAATGATACAGATCTCGACGCCAAAAAATTAAACAGAAATTTAAAACCCGAGGATGACAAATTAAACTTTCGGGTATAAAGTCGAATTGTCTCCAAGCATCACACAATTGCATTTGCCTTATAGTTATAGCAGTGCTCAGAGAGTTATAATTGTTCTTAATTGCAATGGCTTTGCGAATACAATAGCACTGAAATATCGCCAAATATATAAGATACAGAAAAAGGCCTGTTGATTTGGGGAGATCGGGTCTATGTTCACTAGGCTCAAAATCTCCGGATTGACATTCTAAACAATAACACATTTTGTGACACTCACAAACTTGTGGAATTTCCTCTTGATTTTGAATAACTTCAATTTCCTCTTCAAAATGTTTCTTAGAAGTAATTTGTAACCATTTAAGATATTCATGTACATTGGTATTAATCATGCGTTTTCCTTCAAATACAACGGGTTTTAAACATGCAGCATCAACTCCTCTAGAATCACGAACTTCGTATGTAAAAACATCTAAAAGCCAAACATCAGGTGTGCTAGTCTTACCAAAAGTCTCCACTATAAGCTCGCGATTTAAAGTACCATCTTTACAATATTCCACTCGAGGTTTAACATGAACATGATAGAATCGACGTAAAACAGACTCAGGTTCATTAGAATAGATGCCGGCATTAAGATCCCAAACATTAGTAGAAACGACACAAAAATATGGATTAAGTGCCACTTTGCCCTTCAAGAAGACATCAGCCATAGGAGCCAAATATCTTATATTATTTACAACCTGAATAAGACGGTATGCAGGTGAAAAATCCATAAAGGCAGCAGAAGTGTTGGCAAAATCATCAAAAATAATTGCATTGATATGAGAACGGATAGAAGAGGCAAACTTATCATTGTCGGCCCAAGTGGCGATTCTATCCTTAGCAGCACTAAATCCGTTATAGATTAGTCCTGCATTAACAGTCAGATTTGTTAATGAACTCTTTCCACATCCCGATTTCCCAAATAACTTGATGGCAAAAGGTGCGATCCGAAGACCGCCTCTCGTACGCAATTGGGTAAATTCAACATGTATCTCTTGTAATTTCTCAACACGATCAGATATAAATTTACGTTCAAAGGTAGGTTTAGCACCAATGATCTTCAAAATAGACTGACCGATATCTATAGCTTCCTGGCACTTTAAATCAAACTCGTTGTCATCCCATACATAGCCTCCAATGGACTTGGAATATTCAAGTAAATTTCCAGAAATTGCATAACCTCTTAAGGCACGCAAAACGTCATATCTACTACTGAAGTCTTCAATATCACTATTTTCGGTGTAGAAGGAAGAAACCTCTCCGGTCTTAAAGACACGATGTCCTCCTTTAACAAAACCTACAAGAGCTTCATAGAAAACTTCAATAATATCTGCGGCATTAAGTTGCTTTGAACTAACTACAGGGGAGAAGAGCTCTACACCGCCTAAAGAGAACGACAGTGAATGAGCTGAACACATCCCGCAAGCAACAATGGTATTAATAAACTTCACAAATTTACCTGCAACAGCAGAATTTCTGAAAGCCTTCCAATTAGTAAAAGCACAATCAAGAATTTCAACAGCTGGTATTTGGCCAGAATGTGGAGTTAAAACAACTTCAATACCTTCAACCTCTTCTCTCAATG